CTTGGATCTCTCTGAATAGGAAATCTTGTAACTACATGATTTTGATTTCTAAGTCTTGCTGCATCAAGCTGTGCTTGTGTCCAGTCTCCTGGGAGCCATGAATCATTTAATGGAACTACTGGATCTCCAATACTGTGTGCAAATCTATCTCCTGCTGGTGTTCTATATGCGCTATGTGTAATAGGTGCAATTTCCATTGCTTCCAAATACATTGCTGTTCCGACGCCCTTACCCTGATGCTTATCATAAACATGCAAATTTTCAACAACACCAGTTTTTTTATCCCACACTAAGTAGCCTGCAGTTTCATCTCCTACTTTGACGTCTATCCTATGCATAGATCCAGATGCGTCATACTTTAAAGCATAGCCTGCTGGCATTGGTTTTGAGGCCCCAGGCATGAGGGATGGAAATTCTGCTTTTAGTTTAGCAAGACCAGATGGTCTTGTTACTGAGCCTACTGCAGCATTTGCTGCTGTTTGCTGAGAAGTTCTAGCAGCCATAAAGCCTGGTATAAGTGATGCTGCAATAGAAGCAATATCCATTCCTTTTGCCCATCCGCTTGACATTCCCATTCCTTCTTCTCCCCATGGATTTGGGAATCTTTCACTTCCAAATAATCTAGATACTGGGCCAATGAGAGTTGTTTCTGCTGCACTTCTAATGTCTCTTTCTCTTGCAGGGAAAGCAGGTACCGCACTACCAAGTACTACGGCACCCAAAGATTTAATTGAATCCAGTACGCCAAACCCAAGCATTCCAGTAGGTTTAAGTATGCCATCTGAACCATACATCATCTTTGATCCAAGCTGATCCCACCAGGAGCCCTTGTTAGCATTTGCAGCATCCATTTTATATTTTGCAATGTAGGCCATATAAGCTTTTGCATCAGCACTCATTGGTGATGGTGAATATGATGTTGATGGGGATGGGGTACCATACTTATGCTTATGTCCTACTGGCCCGCCTTTATGGAATCCCTTTGGAATCATTCCTGCTGATATTGCAGCTTTTGCTGCTTTTATATTAGCTCTAGATTCGTATGTTACTCTAGGATTACTTATTCCATCACTGCTCAATATTTGCAGACGAGATTCTATTGAATCATCTATTGCTGCTGAATCACCAACTTCAAATCCCTTTGCCCATGTCTGAAATCTAAAGTTATCATTTAGCGGGTGCCATGTTCTATCCTCTGGAGCAGTCTGCTCACTTACATTAAAGTTTGGCTGTGTGCCTGTCTGTTTAAGTATCTTGCTTCCAAGCAATGTTTTTATAACTGACGCTTTAATTTGTGGGATATATCCGTTAGAATACATCTCTTTAAATATGCCTCCAGCCATTAGATCAGCTGCAGTTTCTACGTTGTCAAACCATGGTGTAGGAACTGATTCAGAACCGTTTTCACCTAGTCCCATCAAGCTTTGTGTATTTTTTCGTTTCCCATTAAGGCTAAATTGTAATGCATGAGCAAATTCGTGGAATAGAACTGTAAGCATTTCGGCACGAGAGAATGGATTTTTTTGTGTTTCTTTTGCATTCTCTTCAAGCCATTGCGCTGGCGTTATATTAATTGCATTTGGAACACTACCATTGAGATTTCCATCTTCACCGTGGTATGGATTATAAAGAATACCTCTTTGTTGATTTGCAAGCCCCATTGTAATGGCTCTTGAGTCATGCCAGTAGGCTCCATTGACTTGGCTCTCGTTATACTCAGAAGTTTTTTGTAGCCAAGGAATAATAGATTTCTGCTTTTTAAGTCCGTTTATAACGTTAGCTGCAGAAAATCCGCTTACAATTTTTTCATCTGGGCCGAGATCAAACATACCCTTATATTTTGCACTATAGTAAGTATTTAAAAGATTAGTCCAATCATTCAAATACTTAATTTGTGCTTGTGTAGTTTTTCCTAATTTAGATATTGGTGTAGAAGGAGGTGGAGTATAGTCAACTGCAGGCTGTGGATCAGCAAATAGTCTGCCTTTATTTTCTAATTCCTGAACTGATCCGCCTGAATGGAATTTTTGAGCATTTAGTGCATCAAATGTTTCTACGCCATACGCATCTACAGCTGAAGCTCTAATTACATATTCACCATCTGAAAGCATTGCGGGAATAGAATCAGATGTTGGGGTTCCTGGACCAGATACATTTCCGCCTGGGCCAAAATGCTTTACTTGGCCTCCCATTGCTCTTGCTACTCCAACTGCTGGCTTATCTAAGTCTAGGACTGTTTGTGCACTATAGTCATACTTATAAATGTTTCCATTCATATCTACAACATAGCTCTTTTGCTTATATGTAAATACGGTAAACGTTTCTGACATTCCGTCATTATTTGTTCTAACGTACTTCTCTGCCGATCCGCCTAATGTCGGTGGCTTGGCTGCTTCACCTCCTGCTTTACCTAAATTCTTTTGTGAAGAATAGTCTTTAACGGAACCAGAATTAAAGACTTCATTTTTAGCTGTGCCATATGGAGTGTTTGGCATATATCTAGCAAGTTGGGCTACTAAGTCATCTCTAAGTTTATTTAACTTTACTCCGCCAGTAATTGCTAGCGCTTGCGCTTCAACTGCTTTTGCATCTAGCTGGAATGATTCTAATATCTTTTTGTTTATTGTTTTTACTTCTGTTAGAGTGCTTCCAACATACGACATAGATGTTGTTTGAAGTTCAATGGCTTTACCGCTTTCGGTAAAGTATTTTGCAAATCCGTCTCTTACAGTTTTTGCAGAAAGAGAATTGCCTGTTCCTGATTTCTGTATTTCTTTAATGAGAGCAAGTAGTTTTCTGTCAACTTCTTTTTGAGCAGCTCTTTGCTCTTCTGGAGGCAATAGCTGTATGTTAACTTGCTCAACTGCTAGTTGGTTATATCTCTTTTGATATCCTTCTATAACCGAAACAACTTCTTTTGCAGCTGATGCATTATCTGATGCAAGACTTGCAGCATTAGCTCTAGCATCTGATTTATCTTGTATGCCTGTAGCCTTTTTCTCCAAAGGAGCTTTTAATTTAGCTGCTGCATCCTCTACAGCCTTTTGAGCTAATTCTGATTGTCTATTTAAAGTAAGTTGATCTATATCTAGCTGAGCACGAGTTGCCGTAGCCATATCTCCACGTGAGATAGCATCTGCATACTCTATTTGAAGTTTTTGTAATTCTAAAGCATAGTTTGATGCTTCTTGAGTTGCTCTTAAAGATTCTAATTTCTTATTCTTCTCATCATCAATAAGCTTAATTTTTTTAGAAATTAGCTTTAGTTCTTCTTGAGCGTTTCTTTGTGCTGCATTGGCTGCTCTTTGAGATGCAGCGGAAGTTTTATTAATTGTTTTTTGTAGTTTTTCAAGTGCTGTTTCAACTGTTGCAAATGTTGTTGCTGTTCCGCCCGCTTCACCCAAATCAGTGACGGCGCCCTGGAGTGCTGAGGTAAATCCTGCCAGCCTAATTGCAAGGTCTGAATCTACTTTTTGTAGATTAGCTGCAAAGCCAGCAGAGAACAATGTCCACTTTGCTAGAATTCCTTCTACGCTATCTGCTTTAGTTGTAATTTCTCCCAACAGCTGATTGCTTCTTGCAAGATCATTATATGCTTCTTCTCCTATTGGCTTGCTTAGCTTATCACCATAAATGTTTTGGAAATCGGTCATTACTTGCTTATATGCAGCAAATTCATCAATAACATTACCAGCTTCATCTTTTGTTCCTATGAGAGCTTTTGTAGTCAAGTCAAATATATTGATTAAGCCTTCAAATCCTTCTCCAACTTCTTTTGCAAAGTTAACGGTTCCCGCACCCTTATTTAAAGTATTTATAAGATTTCCTACTGCGAAAGAAGCGGCATTGGCTTTGTCAGAAATTCCAGCAAATGTTTTATCAGAAAGTATTCTAAAGGTGTCTCCATTTCTTTCACTGTTGGCCAATGCTCCGTAAACCTTTTTGTTAGCTTCTTCTACGCTCATGCCTGCTGCTATAAATTGAGCCTTTTGATTATTTACAAGTCTTAAGGTTTCATCAAATCCTTCTGATCTATTTAATGATTCTATAAAGTCTTTCAGCTTTTTGCCTTCTTCTTTTGCTTGCTTCATATCTTTAACAGACATTGCAATTCCAGGCAATCCTACTTCAAGACCCTCCCCGCCCTTGGCTGCAGCAGAAAGAAGTTTTCTATTTTCTATAGCTGCCTTCATTTCTGCGTTCAGATCAAAATACTTTATTCCTGCTTGCTCTGCAGCTTTTGCAGTCATAGAAAGACCCATTGACGCATCTTGCTTGGCATCCTGGAACTTTTTGTAAATCATTAATCCTGAAACTACTGTAGCTATTGCAGCTCCGATTGGCCCAAATGCTTTTGCAAATCTGGCGATGCTTGCAATAATTTTTGCTGCAGTTGCAGCTCCTGCAGCAAGTGTGCGGACTGCTGCTGTTACCCCCTTCACGCCCGTCTTAACTGCTGCAGCAGCCTTTGCAAAAGGCAGCATTGGAAGTATGCTGCTTCCAATCATGAGCCCCATTCCAGCTGACATTCCAGACATTTCGCTTCCAAAAATATTTACTTTTTCTTTGCCCATCAAGGCCATTCCGCCCATTGAGCCTGCCATACCGATACCCATTTGAGTACCCATTGACATTCCATTTGATCTTGCAGGAATAGACACTCCAGCGGCTTGCGCTTGCGCTTTATTCATTGTAACTGCTTGTCCGCCAGTTGCAGCATTATTTACAAGATATTCTGTTTTTCTAAAACCAAAACTTCCAACTTTTCTAGATTGAACACCTTCACCTGCATCTCGATATCCACCAATCATACCTGGGCCGAAGAAGCCCTGAGCTGGTGCCATGCCTGGAGGGTAATGTCTTGCAGCATATGCATTTTGTTCTTGTATTACTGCGCCCTTTAAGTTTATAGCTCCTGTTACTGCTCGATTACCGAAGGACTGCATGCTAGAAGCAAGGGCTCTTGAAGAAGCCATTACTCTTGTTGACATAGATTTTGTAGTAGCTATCAATGACTGTGCGCTTGCCTTAGTAGACATAGCAATAACTCTTGCATTTATATCTATAGCTTTTGCTAGCTGCATTGAATCTCTTTTAAGTGAAGTTCCCATTGATGCAAATGCTGCAGAAATTGCTGCTGTGTTTCCAACACCTGGAATATTCATAGGCATTGTTGGTGTATTCATATAAGGGAATTGTGCAAGCCTCATTGTGCTAACTGTTCTAGCCATAGACGCAGTAGGAACTCCAGCATATGCATTACCAGCTACACCAGTGCCTCCAACATATGGAACACGAGCAACCTGCATCTGAGGATTACCTGATGCTGTGTATGAAGATGCAGTTGATCCTCTGTAGGATGCAGCTCTTTCTTTCTTTAATCTTTCTTGTTCTGCTCTTGCAGCGGGGTTACCTTTTCTACCATAAGCAGATCTGCCTCTTTTAATTGGGCCGCCAATTGGTCCTCCAGAATTAAGATATGTTGGATTAGCGTGTAGCGCATGATATTTACTCCAATCAACCTCTATTCCATCATCCAGCCTTTTGAGCATTGCAATATAAGGTGCCCTCATATCTTTAGGCAATCCCTCTATAATTTTTACTAATTCTGGACGGGCATCTTCCAATGCCTTTTTCATTAGTCGACCATATTTTTTAGGGCTCATTTTACGGACTATTGGGGCGGTGTCACGTGCAAAATCTTTTCTTGCACCACCTCTGACAGCAAGTAAATTAATCATTGCTTGTTTTTCCATAGAGTTCATTTCATCAGCACGGGCAACTGCTGTGTTACCAGATGCTTTGGTGAAGACTCCAGCATTTCCAACATCTGGATTAAAATTACCAAATACGTTTGATCTAGATAAATCTTTATTGTTCATAAGAAGAGAAGCAGCAAGCTGTCTAATTACTGTATCTTCTTTCCAAGGAATATTAGTTTTCCCAAATCGTGGGTCGTAATCTGATTCTAACGCAAGCAGCTTAGTCTTCTTTGTTGGGTCTAACGGATTGTCTACAGTTCTTGGCCCCATTACTGGGGTATGTATCCTAAAAGCATTTCTTACAATGTTTGCTCCTATTGGCTCGTGATCTGCAACCACTTGATGATTTACACCTTTAACAAAAACTAGCTTTCCTTTAGCATCTCTATATACACCAGATACTCCAGGTATTGGGTAGCTCATGCCAGAGCTAGGAGAAATTTGATGTCCATATTTAGTTACTGGCATATCGGCAAATGAGCCTAATGCGCTTCTTGAGCTTAGTTCCCTTGCCTTTGCTAAAATCTTAAGCATCTTTTCTGGAGACAACAGCGACATAGGATTGCCGTAAGATTTTCTTCCTCTAGATATAGCCCCACCTGGGATCATTCCGCCCTTATTTAATCTTGCAAGAACAGGGGTCATCATAGGCGGTCTTCCTCTAGGAATCATAACCCATCTTTTCCTAGACATTACAGCTTCTAAGAACATCTGCAAATCATTTCTTTGTTTTGAAGTTGCTCTTACAATATTCCCAGACGCAATCTCTGCTTTAGTTTTAAATAAATTGTTGTCTTCTAGTGCTGTTGCAATGTCATCGACAGTTGTCATTCTATGCATACCGACAGACTTGAGGGCTATTTCAAAATTCTTTCTTGCATCGGGGCCACTTAAATTCAAAACATCTGGAGATATTCCAATATCTTGTAGTCTTGCCATAATGCTATTAATTCCGCTTGGAATAACTGCCGCTACTCCCATATGGCCTCTTGTACCGTATCCCACTGTACCGTGACGCTTTATATGGCCTCTGGCATGCAAGCCTTCTATCAAAGGCATTCCCTTGCTGTTCTTTATATCTGTTGGAGATACACCTTCAATCAAATCCCAGACATTTTTAAATCTTCTATCTGCAAGCATAGCCGATCTAACGTTGTTTAGTTCATAATTTAAGGACTTGCTTCCTCCGCCTGTTCTTGTATCTGAAGAGTTTGCAAGTTTTAATTCTGGAAACTTTCTCTCCAAGCCTTGAACTTGCTTAACTCTAAGCTCAATAAATCTTTCTAATGAGCCTCCAGATCTTTGCTTAGCTAGATCAAAATTGCTTGTTGCAATACCTATAGCTTTGCTCATTGGCATTTTTGCTGTGCCGACCATTTCTGCAGCATCAAGCATAATCATTCGTAGTCTAATATCATCTTCGTATCTTGGATTATTTATAAATCTTAAATATTCTTTTAGTCTCTTCTTGTAATAAGCCTTATCTTCTATTTGAGGAGTTTTAGATGTCTGTCTTCCATAGCCAGTGACTCCATTCATTATTTGTCCGCCGAAATTATATCCGCTATTTGCTGCATCTACTGCTGCATAAAGTTCAGGCATTCTCTGAATTTGAGGACCAAATACCACTTCCCGTGGAGTAAGAGCTGCAGTAATATTTCCGCCATTATTTAAATAAGTGCTTGGGGCCATTGCAACTAAAGCAGCATTTGCTGGATCCATCGCTGCTTGCTGATTTAATACATATCCTCCAACTGGTACGCTTCCTAATCTATCATCATAATTTATTGAAGATGGGCCAGAAACCATAGTTTTGCTTGGGCCAAACGACTCAATAGATCCACCATCATTAAATCTAGGAGGCCTTGTTGTTTGGATGCTATACGGAGCACCAAATGTTCTTATTCCACGAAGTCTTCCAAACTCGTTCATTACAGATAGGTTTGCTTTTTTCTTATAAAGATCTCTTAAAGTAAATTGTCCATTTGCATCAACAACTGGTTGATCCATCATTGGGGCTCTTGTTAAATCTATTGTTCTTCCTCGACTTGCAGCATACAGACTTACTGCAGCGCCCATATCTGCTTCTATTTGTGCATTCAGTGCAATTATTCTTGCTTTTGCTTGTTCTACTGTTATTTCTGCATTTCTCATTTGCTGAACTATTGCAGCTGATTGAGTTGCTGCACTATCTGCAAATCTTTGAGTTATAGGAAGTATGTCATCAAATGTGTCTAGCAGCTCTCTACTTACCGTTCCGCCCATTGCAATTGTTTTCTTTAGAGCTGCAATTTCTTGTTGGCTCTGCATTCCAAGTGTTGCCATTAATGCGTGGTGCTTTGCCGCTTCTCCTGGAACAATTCCTGTAGATATTCCCTTTATGCTTGTTAGACCTTCATAATCTGGAAGTCTATCGTGCATGTAAATTTGAGGAGTTCTTGATATTCCTCTGTTTACTGGCATTGCTCCTGGCACCCCGCCAAATATTGTTGCAGGATTATTTGGGTCTCTTGGGTTAATATGAGACATTGCTCTGGTATTAGGATCTCCTACATAAGGATCAGTAGGGTCAACAATTCTTCTTCCTGCTGTAACTATTGTAGACCCGCCAACTGTACTTACTCCTGGATTTACTGGGACTGCGCCTTTCATTGATGCAGCTTGAAGATTTTGATAATCTAAAACAAGTTTTTGCAATGCATTGTGAAGAACTTGAGCTGCAGCTGCATCTGAATAAAATGCGTTTTCAACCATCTCTGCTGCTTTTTGAGCAGCAATAATTTCTGGTGTAAGCATCTTCCAGCCATTGGCCTTCATAAAGAATGCTCTTAGCTGAACAATACCCTTAGTTATATATCCAAAGAAGTTTGCAAGAACACCAGTTAACATAATAAGAGGACCGACTATTGCAGTAAATCCTGCTAAATATGTAACTGCTTTTTTGATTGGGCCTGGCAAATTACTAAAGAAATCTAATATCTTTGATGCAGCATTTAAAAGCTTTGTTGCAACTGGAAGGAAATCTTCTCCAATATCTGCAAGTGATGCTTTTAAGGATTCCATCGCTCTCTTATATTTTCCAGATGCGGACTCTGTTATCATTCCTAATTCTCGCTCAGCAATTCCAGCTAGATCTGAGGTGCTTGCTTTCATTAATTCCATGACCTGAAGTGTCTGGCTGCCCTCTTTACCTAGGTTATTAAGCAGTGCACTCATTCTTGCAAACTGGAACTTTCCAAACATTTGTTCCATTGCTCTTGCTTTACTTAATGGATCAAGGCTGTCCAAAGCTTTTTGTAAATCTGTTAGTAAGCCTGTAGTGTCTCCAGTATTTTTTGCAACCATTCCCATTACATCTATACCAAAATCTGACATCATTCCGACAGTTTGTTTTGTTGGGTTAATAAGAGATGCAAGACCAGACTTTAATGCGTTGGCACCTTCTGATGCATTAATTCCGCCTTCTCTCATTGCTGTTAAGTAAAGAGCTAAGTCTTTAACGTCACCACCAAGTTGCTGAATTACTGGACCTGCTTTTGGAATTGCTTCTACTAAATCGCCAAGGGTGGTTGATGTTTGGTTTTCAACTGCGTTTAAAAAGTTAATTGATTCTGTAAGTTCTTCTGTGTTTTGCTTGAATGCTGTTTGAATTGACAGGGTAGCCTTCATTGCATCTTGTCTATCAACTTCACCAAGAATAGAAAGTCTGGTAGTTTCTGCAATTGATCCAAGGAGCTCATTACCCATCTGACCAGTAGCTGCAATATCAGCACCTAATGCAATTGTGTCTTTAAATGATGCTCCCATTGTTTGAGATAAAGACTTAGCTGTTTGTACAACTTCTTCTCTGATTGCTTTTAGATCTCCTGCGGATGTTGCTGCAAGTCCACCATAAACCTTTGTTAATCTTACTAATTCAGCATCCGCTTCTCTAAATGCTTTGCCTGCGGCTGCACCAAACATTGTTAAGGGAACTGTAAGACCAACTGTTAGCTGCCTACCCGCCCACTGAGTATTTTTACCCCAGTTAATTAAAGATCCTGCTCCTTCTGACAATGCACGATTCATAATCTGCATTTCCATGCGAGCTAGCTGTGTGCCATTTTTTACTGCGTCTAAGCCTCTTGGGATCATGACGTTATACTGCATTAGCCCCTGGGCATTTCTACCGAGGGGTTGCAGAACTGCGTTTTGTAGCATGACTTGCTCTTTAGCAAGTTCTCTAATCATTCCCTTTTGGGTAGTAGCATGCTCTCTAAATGTTGAGAAATAGCTCTTAAGCTTTAATCTACCTGCATCTAAGTTTTTACCAAACTTGTCTACATCTGAATTAAGGTTTACAAAGTGGCTAGAAAACTGCCCGCTTCCAGTTAAAGTATCTCTGAATAGGTTATTTGCTAACTTTGTTGAAGAAGATATTGCTCTGTTTGAAGAAAGAAGTTCTCTTTGTAATTGCTGTAGACTAGCACTGGCCCTGTGTACTTCAGACACAAGGCTAGACAAGTCGGCTTTGGCGACTATACTCGTTACAATTTGTTCGTCAGCCACTAATTACTCCTAGAGTATCCTAGCCCTGCGCCAATTCCAAATCCAGCTTGTGCTGCTAAGGGTCCCTGTAATCCAACTACATCATCTGCTGATGCTGTTATTCCAAGGGCTCTTCTTTGGATATCTTCAAAGGTAGAACCTTTTTTTTCTTCTTCTACATCATCATCTAATTGTATTCCTTTTAGAGATGCTGCGAATCTTCTTTGGTTATGCTCTTTCTCGTTTATCGCTGTTATGGTTTGAACCAACTCTGGCATCGATAAATTTTCTTCTAGCTCTTCGTAATTTTTCCAGTGTCCCAGAAGAAATACTTGGCCTTCTAAAGCGGCTAAATCTAGTTCTGACCAGCCAGTACCGCTGCCGCTATCAGGTTTGGGTCGTCCATCTTAATTCCTCCGCAAACCTCAAGGATGCGATTGATTGTTGGAACGTCTAATGCTTCTTCAAGTTTATCTTGATCTTTAACAAGATCTGGTAGTTGAACTTCTAATGCTACTCCGCATGCTTCAACTAAGATACCAAGTGTTGCAGTCTCGTCTTCTGCATCTTGTACTTTCTTGATTACTTCCATAAACTTACGTAGCTGCTTGATTGATAATGGCTTGAGCTTTACTTTAGCCCCGCTTTGTAGTTCAATCTCTTCTACGTCATATACTGTTGTTGCCATTTTTATCCTCCTTAAGGATCGTCTAAATTATTATAGCATATAGATTATACGGATACAACACTAAAGCCCCCAATTTCTTGAGGGCTTTAGTATTAATTATTATTATAATTAGAGTTTTACAACACGGTCAATAATCTTACCGTATTCTGAACCAACGTGATCTGACTCACCTGATGGTAGAAGACGGAATGTTACTGGGAATGTTGTTGCTGCTGTACGAGCCAAAGAGAACTGTGACTGTTCAACTGAAAGAACACGACGTGCATAATATACACGCTCAGTTTCTGTTGCATCTGCAGTTGGAGCCTGTCCAATTGCAATTAATTGGCGCTCTGTTGGAGCTGAACCAAGTGCACCTGCTTCTAGTCCAAGGTGGTCTTCTGCTGCTAGTCCTGTAAGAACTGCTTCTGGAGTTCCACCCTTCTTCTCTGTCAATGTGCTTGACTTCTGGCCAAATACTGCAAGAATATTTTCTAGAGTACCTTCTGCCATTTCTGTTGAAATTTGAACCTGCATTGCAGACTTAAATAGTTTAGCTGTATCAAGTAGCTGATCAACAGTTACTGAATCGTATGTTGGCTGATAGCTGATCTGAAGACCATTATTAGTATAACCTACGTTACGGTATGCTGCTGCTGATGCTCCACCAGCTTTATCTGGTGTTGCTGCATTAAGAGTTGTTGTATAGCTAACTCCTGATGCAAATGCTGGTACTAGTGTAGATGGTGCAACTCTTGTTGCTCCAGTTCCAGTTGCTGCTGTACCTGCGTTTGTTGTGCCTGCTTCCATGCTGTTGTCGTATCCTGGTGTTGTAGAATCGTCTACAGACAGGAACAACGGTGAAGCACCGACAAGAATATTTTTTGCGTTTCCGACATTTTGTGCCATTGTTATTTCTCCTTCATTTCATGAAATTAATATATATATTTTGGCTGGCTAGGCCCTTTCCTCTAGTCTAATTTTACTCCACTACCTTATAAAAGGCAAACTAGGCAAATCTTCCTTGGCCGTCTGTTATTCTTGAGTATTTTACTTCCAGTACAACATCTGCGGCATAGAATCCTTGTATTTCTTCTGATGGGGCAGTAGAGGATATATCTGCTATATGTATGCTATGGAACTTGAATTTATCTGATAGTCCCGCCCACCTATTTACATCCTTTGCAGACTCATCCATTCTTCTAAATTCATCAGTCAAGAAGTTTCTTATCTCGACTATATCCAGGAGTTCTGGAGAATATAGGGTGAGAAGAATTTGTTCGCAACAGATCATCCAGTTACTTTCATAAGACATGCCTATCTTATCGTAAACTATGTGCTTCTTTCCGCTCAAAAATTGATTCATTTCTGGCTGTTGCTGGACTGGAACAATTGGGATAAGCGTCTCATTTAGATTATCTGAATAATAGTCTTCTTCATCAAATATATTAAGAGCAGTAAGTCTACTCCAGAGAAACTTTCTAATTTCAAACATTGAGTCTAGTTTATAATTAGCCATGCGCTAACCTCGCAAATGCTGCTGAAATTTCAGCGTCCGCTTCAGTTGCTAGCTGGTTTGCAGAAAAACTATATCTAACTGTTTTTACTTGTGCTGGTACGCCTAATGCTCTAGATAATGATGAATTAAAAAGTCTTTGGAATCCTGATTTTTTTATAGACATACTTACTAGGGTACCAGTAAAAAAGTATTTATATGCTGAGAAAAAAGAATTTTTAGTTGCAGCCCCGCCTGGTTTATTTACAGTGACAGACTCTCCCTTTGGCATAAAAACAGTATATCCACTTACATCGAATACAAGCCTTTCAGAAAATCTTGGGGAAATAATTACAGGCTTCCCTTCTTCCATAACTGAAGCTTTTTTTATAAATACGTGCATATTATCTGAATTTTCAGATGGCACAAAAGATTTAGAATCTAGTAATTCGTAGTTGACCTTTAAAGAAAGTCCGTCTACTGGAAGTTTATTTAATTTAAAAAGCCTTGCTTCATCATCTCCAGTTCTGCCCCACTCATAAACATGGTGGAAAGATCTTGGGCCTGAGCGAGCTTTTGCATCAACATATTGTCCGAAGTCTACCTCTAGTTGATCAAATATTACATTTCTAAAAGCTGATTGAAATTGTGGATTTGAGGCAAGCTTAGCCATAACATTTGTTTTATAAAATAAAGCTGCGGATATCTGTGCAACAGTGCTATCTCTTATGGCACCACTAACTGGCTTCTTAGACATTAAGTTAACTAATCCGCTGGCGGCTCTAATTACTAAAATTTCAGATGTCAATTTTCTGGTTCTCCGCTCTTTCTAATGAGGAGTTATATCCAACAACATTACCAAACGGGTCTGCTATTGGAGTTGTTCCTACTACATCAAAAACAGTATCGGTATCGTTTGGATAATTTAATTCATACCAAATAGGTTTACCGCTTGAGTCTCTAATATTCTTTACTTTATCTCTAGCGGTTAGCCTATCTAATGTTCTTACTTCTATATATTGATCATTAGAATACTTATTAGAAAACTTTTGTCTGTCATTTCCTTTACTGCCGCTTTGACTAATAATTCCTCGTGCATAGCAATCTATTGTTTTTATGTAAGAGAATTGTCTAATCATTGCCCCAGTGTCTGGGTCTTGCTGTTCTTGTTGGCGGTAGACATCCATTTTCATGGTCATTAGGCCATCAACGACGTCAAACATTACACCAGTACCATCTGGGTTATGACATAGTCTGCTAGCAACTTATCTGCGTATGAAGATCCTGTTCCGCTGAAAGCCTCGGAAGAGTACTCAAAGTCCCAATCTGTGGTAGATATCTTTTTAATATATCTTTCTTTCCACACACGGTCTTTTGCAAAATACATCTTCATTAGCTCTGCTGCTGCATCACGAATTTCATTTGGCACATAGTCCCAGCCAAATCTTGCATAAACTGTATAATGCTTTGATCTTCTAAATATATTTGGAGACGCATCATTAATTGAAGGAGGCACCATTCCATTTGCAATATAAACATCGTTGTCAACTCCTGAGAATTGATTTACTTTTATTCCAAATCCGCTTATTGTATTTTCAACAACTAGGCCTAGGTTATTTACATTATTAATGTTGTCTATTAACAGCTCGTCATTGGCATGTAGCTTATGAAGAAGGTGAATTTTTTTTGTTAACGGCAGGGTATCTGAGTCATTTCCTATTGTGTAAAAATGATCATCATGCAGATAAAACTTTTGTCCAGTATGTCCTTCTATTATGTTCCTGGCATACCTTTCGGCAAGCTTTAGCTCTTGATATGTTTTATGGTTAGGGTCATTTGAGTCTGATCCTAATCCCATTTCTTGTGCCGCTTCTTGTATATCAATATAAGGCGTAACTACATCAAGATAAGTTGTATTAGAATAAGATACTGAGTTGTACTGCCAATCCCAAACTAACTTAAATTTTCTATTTCTTGTTGTATGCTGTACTGGAAGGTATACGCTAAATGAGCCTTGGTCAACTTCACTCGCTTCTGCCGTGACAGTAGCAATAATTGTTGACGGACTAATTTGTGGAGAAAAAACAGGGTCTACGGTTATATCATAAAACTTTACTACTACTGATGTAGTAGGAGTAACTGCTTCGCCTTTTACGTAAAGCTTTGTTGTTGCTGCCGTGCTTGTGTTTTGGTATATCTCTGCCATGTGTTAGGCTTAGTTGTAGTACTCCTGTACTTCTCTAGGTGTAGCCAATCTAAACCCTTCCTCCTTATCAAAAATTTCTTGAGCCACTTCTGGCTTCATTGCTACAAACGGGTGCTCTCTTGTAAATGTAAATCCAAGCGCATCGTATCTAGCATTTGGTCGATCCATCTTTACAAGAACCATATCTTCATCAAGCTTTTGATTTGGGTCAAGTCTAGGAAGAATTTCATCTGAGTCTTCTTTTGCATTCTCTATGTTCTTAAGTGTTCCTTGGTAAACTGACCAAGTTACTCCTTCTTCTGCAAGTGATGCAATAATATCTGCTTTGTTTTTTAGGCCGTCCACATCAACTGCGAAGTCCGCTGCTAATGTTTTTAGTTCCTTGACCTTAAGTGTGTCAAATGACATATATATACTCCTTTGGTATGTATACAAATTATAGCACTATAAAATTAAAATGAAAAGCCCCCAAAATTAATTGGGGGCCTTTCGGTAGTTATTTCTTATTTAATTAAGAAGCAACCTTAACGTCTTTAACGACAACCCATGCATCTGCCTGCTCAATTTGGGTACCAACACGAGTATACATTGTGTACTCGATTGAGTCCTTCTTTGGCCAGAAGAAGCGATAAACAGTTACATCACGCTTGATACCAATAACAACGTTATTTGGGAATGTCAAGTGGACGTCTCCGTGCTCTCCTGTTGGTGTTGCGTATGAGCCAGTCTGAGTTTCCTTAAGTAGCGGAACTTCAACAATTGGGATACCAAATGCGAATGGAGCTACGAAACCTGCTGGACCACCGAGTCCTGGTTCGTTTCCACGGATGATGCTTGAAGCAATATCCTGTGGGTTTGCAGAACCATAGCTACCCAACTGTGAAGTTGAGTATAGGTAGTCCTGAATTAAGTTTGAGCCTGCAAGGAAGCGTAGGTCTGGACGACGTTGCTTGTACTTACGTGGCATAGCCTTAAGTGCCTTGTTGAAGATTTCACGAGACACTGCTGCGCCCGCTCCTGCAACTACATGGCCATTTGCCTTTGCAATCTTGACAACACCGTCGAATGACTTATAAAGTGCATCTCCAGTTAGAGCTGTGTTACCGTTAAGAACTACGTCCTCAAGGTCGTTACCAGCCTGTGTTGCCATAAGTCTTGCGATGTGATCTTCTAGATCAGCACCTTCAATGTTGTCTTCTAGAGACTCAGTTGAAAGCTCCCAATCTAGGCGAAGCTTCTTTGTTGTGAGAGAAATCTTTGAGAACTGTACGGCAGCATTTGTGCCAGTATTCTCTGCTTCAGCTGCAAGCTTCATAAGCTTCTCACCGACGCCAATACGATCAATCTCTGTAGTGTCAGCTCTCATTCGAACTGTACGTGCTACCTTGCCGATTACTGTTGCATCGAACATGTAATCGAGGAATCTTGCGGATTGCTCAGGATTGAGCAAACCTCCCTTACCCTCGGAACCTACGTGAATTCCGTCG